CAACATCGCGCAGAATCCAGTAATAAATATCCATTTCCCAGCCCCAGCAAACGCAAGGAAACTCGGCAAGGATTTCGTATTTAGCCGGGACGAGACGATGGCCCTCTTCCCACGGTGGTTCTGTTCTGAAATTGCTCATCGCTCAACCCTCAACAACAAGATCATCAAGCACGGGCGGCCTGTAATTCGGTCCCTTCAGCACTTTCCCGCGCTCATCCCTGATCGGGCGCCCGCTGTCATCTAGCTTGCTCAAATTGCTATCAAGTACTCGCCGCATCGCTTCATCAAGATCCCAGCCCATGTTTTCCGCCGCTTGATAGCAAACAAAAACAAGATCAGCTAGTTCCTTTAGTAGATCGGCGTGAGTGGAAATATCACTTTGCCTGAGCGCATCGAATGCTTCGATTACTTCTGTGTACTCCTCAATAATCAACTTAATCTGCAGGTTGTACTGAAGACTGCCACGTTGATTATCGCCTTCAACTTCAAATGCTTTTCGCCATTGCCGTGCGTGTTCTTGAAGTTGTCCCATGTTGATAGAGAAAGAAAAAGCCCTGCCGAAGCAGGGCGTGAACATTGAGGCGTGTTGGTCAGAGATCGAGATCGTCGTCGCCTTCGACTTCAGCAGCTTCAGCGCTATCCAGGGGGGTCAGGGTGATCTTGCCTGCCTCAGCAGTCACCTGCACTTTGCTGCCAGCCTCAAAGCCAGCGATGGCGCTGTGACGAGCACCCACGACACAGTTGCCGGTTTTGCCCACGGTGACGATCGGAGCACGGCCCTTACGGGAGCTGTAGGCGCGACGAGCAGAGGGAATCACGATGCCAGTAGAGGCTTCGGTGACGGCCTTGAAAAACTCGTTCTTGTGAATGCGAGTCTGGGTTTCACCAGTCTCTGCGTCGGTGATTTTGGTGTAGTAGCCAGCCCCAAAAGCAAGCTCATCACCAGCCACACCTTGATTGGCTTGCACGTAGTCAAGCAGCTCCTGGCCTGCTTTGCGCTCGCCGCCAACCTTTACTTTGCTGGATTTGGCGGCTTCGGGTGCCTCGGGAGCGATGGCTTCAACAGACATTTCAGAATCAGTTTCGATGGGATCAAGGACCGCAGTAGCTGAGTCCTGTTTTTTGCGTGCCATGACGGCCTGCATGGTTGACTTGTGCAAGTTAGCACGTTGAGCGCTTTCTTGCAAGAGTCGCGTTACGGCTTGAGTGCAAGCATCATTGCCGTAGCCGCTTCCTGATCAAGGCGTGACACCTTGACGTGAACCCCAGGGCCGTCAGACGGATCGCAAAACAGCTTCATGGAGGAAGCTGCAACGATCAAAGCGTCGTCATCATAACATATTTCTGTCAAAGCATCACCACATGCTCTGAGCAGCTTGTCTGCATCGCCCTTATTGGAGTGAAATAAAGGGGCGCTGGGCTTAAGTAAGCCCTTACTATTAAAATGACTCTTCGGGCGAGGCATGTAAAATAACACTGATAACATAAATAAGCCCTGCGTGTTCCAATCGCGTGGTCGCATCAGTGTCGCCATGCGCCCCACAGAAGCCCTCCAGGCATAGAGGCCCTTGGACTGCTCAGTCATGGCCACGGCAACGCGCTGACGGCCCTCTCGATCGGTGTAGACACGTCCGAAAGCGTTCTTGGAGCCCTGTGTCTCAGGCTTACCGGCGACGAAGAATGAATAGGACTGAATTGAGCACTGCTCAAGTGTTGTCAGTAAGTTTGCCGTCATCAATCCCTTTGTCGCGCTTGTAAATTTCTATGAGCTTAGCGATTAAAATACGTCGATTCAGCTTGCTGAGCTTGACACTTAGCTTTTCCGCCAGCTCTTCCGTTTGCCTTACGGTTGGATTGTTGTAAAGAGCGAGAGGGCGCACTGTGCGCTTTCTTTCCCAAATCGTTAAGTCTTCAGCGCAGTCGAAAATATCTTTGTACTTCCTGCCCGCACCAACTTCTTGCAAAAGCTGTGGATATTGATTGTATATTCTTTCAAGAATTTGAAGTCTTCTGTACTTATCTGGATTCTTTTTTGTGTAGCGCTTATTGATGTAGTATTTAATGCGCATGTACTCAAAAAATTCTTGAGGAAAGTCAAAGCCTTCATTTTGTTCGCCCAACCATTTTGTAAAGCGTGATGCGTACTGCGCCTGAGTCTTGTCTTTTATCGCAGCTTTTGCGCAATTTGCAAGAAATGTTGCGATTATCGCTTTCTTAATGCCAAGCCCGTGATGAAAGTTAAAGATAAAGTCTTTAATTCCCTTCATTTTTATATCTCTATTGTCAAAAGTTTTATATCCCAAATAAACTTCGTTATTGATTATTTTCCACATCGTTACAAAGAATAGCTCTCCGTCACCTCCGTTTATTACCGCGCCGAGGTGCAAGCGTGCGTCAGCGACAAGACGTGCCCCATAGAAAATATCGCCACGATCCTTTAGCATGTAATCAGCGCATCAAGTTTTGCTCGAAATTCTTGAATTGTGCCCGTGTTTTCTATGACGCAATCAAAGCCATCCCAGTCATCAAGCCCGCCCTCTGAGACGTGCGTTTCCTTGTTGACAACAGACGGGCGAATAATTTTCCACATCTCGCCACCCATGCTTTTAACCATCTTCGCTTCATTGAGAAAGCGAACGTCGTCAATTACTACGCCCCAGTCTTTTTCTTTTGCGATGCGATACTTCATGCAATCTAACCAGATGTTCTGATTGATGCAGTCACGCCCCCATTCTGTACCAAGAGACTGCAAGACGTGCCTAGGCGTTGCATTAATTTCGGGGACAACTCTTTCTTTGTGTACCCACACCAGGGCCACTGCCTCATCCTTTTCGTATCCAAGTGATGTAAAAAATTCGACTCCCATTCGCTTGATCGGCTCTGCAAAGCTCATCATGCGATGATTATGCCTTGCTAGGACGTTCGCCGCCAAAGATTTTCCCGACTGAGCGGCGGGGCTGTAAAGTCCGATGAGCCTGTTCATTGCAATTTATTGTCACTGTTGAATACTACAAGAAAACCCCCGAAGGGGCTTTCAAGTCTTGGGCTTACGAGCTACTCACCTTGACAAGGCCCAGAAGCCACATGCGATGGCCGGTGCCGCCTTGTTCCCTGATGAGACCCCGGTCGTTGCGTGCGCTGGTGCCTGACAGCTACCGCTTGGTCCGAGCAGTAGAAGCGTTGGCGCGGGGAGGTGAGCATGACCGTCAAATGTACCGGCGCTACTCCGCCAAGCATTCAGAAGGGCATCTCGTCTGCAGCTGGAGCCTGAGAGCGAGACGGCATTTCTTGTCCCTGACGTTCGGGGATGGTGAAATCAGTCGCGTCCATATAGATAGCAACGTAGTCAGTGCCATCCTTCTTTTTCTTGGGAGACACGTTTTTCACGCTTCCCACAAGAGTCACCTGACGCCCGTCCTCCATGAACTTGGTGACGGTTTCGATTTTCTTTCCGTAGAAAGTAGCATTGACAAAGTGGCTCTGCTTCCCGTTGGTGGTTTTAGAGCGAATGCTGACAACAGCAGTTTTGCCGTAGTCACCATCCTTAACTTGGACTTCGCCGGTCACATAACCGCTAGCGACGAGTGTGAGCATCAGATTTCAGACTCAATGAGTCTAGGGAATTGGGTGTTTTCGAGTGAGCAGTAAGCCTTGTAGCGCTCGATGAACTCTTGCGCACGAGCTTTCAGCTCTTGCTTATTCAGAACGTGAACGTGAGGTTCGCGCCAGTCGTAGCAAACACAGATTACACCCTGAGTTATCTCATTGTCAAGCTCGCCTCGTTTTACGGCAAGATTATGAGCGAGTGCATATGCAGCGATCTGAACTTCAGCGCTTTTGTAGTGAGACATTGACTTTGGCTTTTTCTTAACGCCCTCTTCTTTGTATGAGCGCACTGTTTTCCAGTCCCAGATGCTGTATTGACCGTCCCAGTGCAAGCGCAAGTCGGCAGTGCCCGCATAGCCCAAGTGACAATAGAGAGCTTCTTCCATTAAGAAAGAAGGAGTACTGACTCCATTTTTGAAGTTCTGCTCTTTAACAATATCTAGCACGGGCGAAAGATGAGTAATATACTCGTGAATGTTGTAATCCATAATTTCATCCATCGTCGCATGATCCATTTTATGCTTTTCTGCGTCACCCATGAACGACATTTCCACTTCAGCGTGAATGATTGTTCCTCGACGCTGCGCCCGTTGCATGATGTCTTCCCAGTCAGGTTCCATCTGCCGCCAGATTTCAAGCCCTTTCATCTTGCTTGGATCAAATAGCTCTGACGTTCTGCCCAGGACTGAGCTGACGGAAACGTATTCGTGATCGTCTTTGACGTAGAAACCCGATTTAGGATGTGCCATGTTTTCTGATTAAAGAGAAGAGCTGGAAAGCAGAAAGTCAGAAGCCTGCCAGTGCCCATTATCTCGCAAGTAAGCGATAATTGCAGGCAGTGCGCGTTTTGATTCAGGCTCCCACTCTTCAGGCGCCCGATCATTGATGATTGGGGAAATGGCGAGGTAAAGCTCGCGTTCAAGATTTGTCATGTTTTTCTAGGATGGAGGGAAGAACTCGATCAAATACTTTTTTCCAATTGATAGCAGCAACATGACCTTTGTCGATTGTCTTTACATCGCCTGGTTTTGTGATAATTTCTGATAGTTGAACTGTCTTGTATTGGTGCCCACAGAAATCGCATGTTCTGCATCTGTAGTAGTCACCATTTTCAGTCCTGAGAGAACGCGTAACTTTTGTGATTAATGCGTTGCAGTTTGGGCATGGAGCAGAGGTTTTGTTAAGTGGCATCTAGGACTGGGGTTTGAACTCCTAATCTGACGTAAATTAGGGGCTGGCTAGGGGTAGTGGGTCTGACTACTGGGCTTCAAGCTCGATAGCAATAGCCAGAAGTTCGGCGCGTATTGCTGCTGCGTTTACATCACAGCACGAGTCATACGGAAGACGTGGCGCTGGCACCACCTGATCCGCAGCAACTCGCAGGGCGG